GATTTCGCCATTAGCAAACTGAAGGCAGTTTTAAAGTGTTTAGATGGACCTGCCCACATTGTAAGACCAGGTACAATACCACCATCTAGTTTCCCAGATAGTGCCACATTAATCATTGGCACACCTGTTGTGACCATATCTTTATCATTAAAGAATTTTGATTTGGATAGAATCGCACTATCTTTAATCGTTGAATTCTTTTTAATCTTATCAAGTAAACTCATTTAAAATCTCCATCTATTTTGGTAATGTCTGTCTTCGGTATAACTTCGTTTCTATCATCTGCAAAGAATGATTCTAAACTATTTGCTGTACTATTGTCAAGTGTTTTCTTTTTCTTTGCCTTCTTTGCAGGCTCTATCTCTACTGTTGTTTTTAATCTTTGGTATGTTTGATTTGATGCAATCAATAACAAGACGGCAAGTGGGTCGAATACGATAATGATAATTAGAATTACACTTCGTACTGCTTTATCTATGAAGTTCGGGTCATCCTTACTATAGAATAACTCGGCTATGTACTTGATAGGACCAATTTCTGCCGTTAGTTTGTTTTCTTCTGATAGTAAAGGCAACTTCTCATTAGAAATTCTTCTGAGTTCTGCCTGTGTTTCTTGTATCTGTACATCAATCTTCCGTGATGCGGTTGCTGGGTCACCCGCTCTTTGAAGTAAATAATTCAATCGTTCTTTTGCAATCTTCTCTTGTGTATCTAATGTTTTTAATTGAACACTATTTGCACCAATTACAATATTTGAATCAAGGTGTGCCTTTGAAAGATAACCAAAGATGCCCATTGAAGTAATCAACATCAAAAGAATAATGGCAGCTAAGAAATAGTAACGCATTATCTTTACAGTATCATTCCAGTTATTGTACAACCAAGATACTGTTACCAATTTTGATGCTTCAAGTACAGAACCCATAATGATAATTGGCCAGTATGAACCTGGAAATATCTGTGCAAGTCCAATAACGGAATAATATGCTGCAATGGCTGATAGACCAATCGCAGTTAAAAATGGTAACAATACTTGTATCATGGGTTCCTCTTAGAATGTGGAACATCAAACACAAAAGTAATTCTTGTGCAATCTCCTACGTTTTTAGTTCCATGCATTAATTTATTATTGAACCAAAGTAAAGTACCTGGTTCTACTGTAACTGTTTCACCACCAACTGTATATTCATAACGACCTTGAATTGATAAATGATATCTGTCTTTCGTTTGATAATAAGTTCCTTGGTCTATATGTTGACCAACTATTTCACCAACTGGCAAAGATAGAAAACCACACCTACGATAAGAATGAAAATGTCTTTTCAAAAATCCTACAATCTCGGTGTGTCTATCGTGTGCAGGAGTTTTAATACAAATTTCTGTATCGTAAACCATTTCACCTGGCTTTGTGATTGCACCCATTACTAATTGCATAACACCAGCCTCAATTCTATGAAAATCGGGGTCGATTTGTTCTGCGCCATCAAGACCTTTTTGCACACCCCAATCTTCAGGATACTTCTCTAACTGTTTCAGTATTTTTGAAACATTGATACCTGTTTTAATGATACGAATATTATCCAAAGAAACTCTCCAATGAATTTTGTTTCTCAGTTGTCCAATTCATACAGTCTAAAATCACTTTGATAGGTTCAAGAAATGCCTTATCAAACTGCATATCATAGTCAACATAGTCCTGCAATTCAAACTCTTTTGGTAATCTACTTGGGAAAGAGATGACCATATCTTTGAATGGGTTTGGTTGTTTGAGATAGGTGAATTTAAGTTTCTCACCTTCTTGGATAAGAGGGTAAGTCTTTGTCAAATTCTTCTGTTTCAAATAATAATTATACAGAATGGCACCCTTAACATGAATTGGTGTGCCTTTCTTATACATGGTAACAGAATCAGAATACTCTTTTAGACCATTCAGACCACGGGGAAATGAAATGTCTTCTGGTGGTAACTTCTTAAACTCTTGTCTAAAGTCTTCAATGAAAGTATGAATGTCTGCTTCTGTGCCATTAATCATAATCTTAATTGATTGTTTCATCTTCTCACGGATAGCCGCAGGTGTAGATGACTTAATCATTTCAAGACCCATAACTTTCATTTGCGGTTCTTTATACGCAACACCCTCATTGTTATACACATTCAGAATGTATCGTTTCTTGGCAGTCCAAATACCTTTGTTCGCCAATGCTTCACGCTTCATTTGCATTTTCTGGTCATATGCATGAACATACGAAGCAAGCTCCTGATAACTCTGGTCAATGTATGGTTGTATCTTATCTTCACAGACACGGTCCATGAAGGAGATAATTTGATTAATATCTGTCTTTTCAGAATACACCTTGTCAACAAGTGGACCAAGACGGAGATAAATCGAATCTGTGTCTGAGGCGATAACATAATCTTCTTCTGTCTTCAATAATTTATTCAAGTAGTCATTGAGTTTCTTTTCAATCCACCGAATAGATAATTGACCAGCAAGGGTAACTGCAAGTGCCATTCTCAAATCATAGAATCGGAAATACTGTGAACCTAATGCACCGTAAGCCGAATTCAAAGAAACTTTCTTTGCTAATTGTAGATTGTCATAACGAGCAATCTTGTTTTTTAATTCTTTCTTTTTGTTCAGGTCAGTTTCAACTTCATAGTCTTTCTTGGCCTGAATCATCATCTTCTTAAACTTACTTCTGTCAACATACATTTCTTCCAACATCTTAGGTAAGAAACCTTGTTTGTCAGTACGGAAGAATTGACCATTCGGTGTGATTGTGACATTTGCTAGTTTGGAAGTATCAACTTCTTTATCTAACATCTTATCTACAGTAACACCATCCATGATAACATTACGCATCTCTGGTGTGTAATCAGAAGTTTCAACCAATGTCTCTGGTGAGATATTGTATTGCATCATCAAGTGTGGGTACAAACTGTTCAAGTCAAATGATGCCACATAATTATGTAGTCCAACCTGTGGAACTTTAACATATGCACCTTCAAATGCCGATGACTTATGTTTTTCTTCTTTTGGTGGTATGATGATGTTCTTCTCTAACAAGTAGTTATAGATTAGAGCATCCCACATTCTTGTTTGTGCAAAGATATCTTCATAGTTAGTTTTGGTATCATATGCCAAAGTCAAACCAAGTTCAATCAGTTTCAGTTTTGCTTCAAGTTTGAAAATCAACTCAACGTCTTTGATGTTGTATTCAATAAACTTTTGATGGTTCAATCGGTACAATGCATGAAGGTTATCAAACTCATCATATGAAATCTTACCTTCACCAAGTTCTACTTGTGCAATAGCATCAAGTCTATATGATTCTTGTGACTTACCACCTGGCGCATACCATCTGTACAATTCAATATAGTCTAGTGTAGATACACCAACGAATTCATATGCAGTCAACTCACGGTTGTTTACAACAGCCTTGCGACTACTGATAAAATTCCATGGTGATAATTTCTTAGTGTCATCTTCACCAAGAATCTTAGTGAAACGATTTACGAGATATGGAATATCAAAGAACTTAATGTTCCAACCTGAAATTACATCAGGACAATTCTCTTCCCAGAATCGTAGAAACTTTTTACATAGTTGAAACTCATCATCACACTTAACATATGTTTCATCGCCACGCAACTCATAATCACCACAACCAAACACAACTGTTTGACCATTGAGATACTTAATACAAATTGCGGTGATTGGTTCATTTGCAAGATATGGGTCAGGGAAACCATTCTCAGAACCAACCTCAATATCTATTACTGCAATAGATAAGTCTTCAATCTTCCAGTCAACCATACCTTTTTGTTCATCAGCAATAAACGCATAGGCATAACTGTTGTTACCATAGATTTTGAAATTCTCAACACCATCGTAACGCTTGACGAAATCTCTAGCCTCACGGATAGATTCAAACTTCATTGGTTCAAGGTACTCACCGTCTAATGAGGTGAACTTGGTCTGTTTTTTGGAAGGCAAAAACAAAGTCGGCGTGTAAGCAATTTTCAACTTAACACGCCGGCCTTCTTTTACTCCACGATAAAGGATATTGTTGCCAACAGAGGCAACATTTGTGTAGTATTTACTCATTCATATATTATATCAGAATTTTGGAATGGAAGAGGCAATTTGAATACCACTACCAAAAACTTGATTGTACTGATTTGCCAATTCGACCATTGGTGTTGTAGTACATTGAATGTTATCTTTAGGTAATGAAATGCCTGTTTTGAATTCTTCGGCAAATTCTAAGAAAGGAGAAAAACCCATCATCGGGCCTTCTTTAGTTGGTTGAACGATAACCTGTACTGGTTGTTTTACTGTAATGTGTGTAGGAGTTTCACTTACAATTTCACCGATTAGTGTCTGGTTCGTTTTGAATGTGATTAGTTTTAGTGTCATAGTATTTAATCTCTATAATTGAATTGATTGGTTGTTTAATAGAAAAAGCAGTTGCTTCTGTAAGAGATTCAAATTCTTTAGAAGCAACGGCATTTGATCCATTGAAATAGTAAGTTACTCTATACATTTACTTTCGTATCTCCAGGTAAAACACCGATAGTGACCCATCGTTTAGGGAAGAGCATTTCTCTTCCTCGATAGTCATTCATATCCGCAGTTGGGTCTTGTACCCAACCAAGAACCTCAACCATACCATCAAAGTCCCTCAAGTAGAGGTCATAACGGTCTGCTCTAGGCAGACGATTTTCGATAGCAAGTTTCTTGGCAATTTCACGAATGTTCATAGTTTCTTTCTTTGGTAACATAATAAATCAATTGTAACATAAGTATTGTTAGATAGCAAGCCTTATGTTACATCTTTGCCTTACATGGCTTGGTAATCTTCTTTACCGCAACCACACTCAGGACATTCAAAGGTATCAGGAAGTTCTTCCCATTTACCTTCTGTTGCTTCATCGTGGACATGTCCACATACGATACACACATATTCTGTATTCATAGTGCCTCCAATTTTTGTTGATATGCTGCTGCATGGCGTTTTTCAACTTTAGCTAATGCAGCAAATCTTTTCTCTGCTTTAATTAAAACTTGTTTGAATTGTTCAGCGTGTTCTGCACTCTCAACAATTTGGTTTCTGAATTCGTTCAATGCAATCTGATTGTTCTCTGCTTTTGCTTCAGATTCAAATGTTGGATACATTGTAGTGAATTCATATGTTTCACCTTCAATTGCCTTCTGCAAACATTCTTTGGTTGATGGTTTACCAATCAACAACTCAAGGTGACCCCATGCATGAAGAATTTCTTGGTCAGCGGTATGTTCAAAGTGTTTTGCAACATCTTCAAATCCTTCTTCACGAGCAATCTTTGCAAAATAACGATACTTGATATGTGCCATTGACTCACCTGCCAACGCACTCTCAAGGTTTTGTAATGTACTTGATACTTTCTCAAATGGCATTTTATTTCCTTTTACTTATTAATATATTTACTGAAGTCTGGTTTCTGCCAGCCATCTGGTTTCAAAACTTTACCATCAGCACGCTTGATAACTTTACCTGTTGTTGCATCAATCTTAGCAAGGTTACTTTTTGCACCTTCATCCCATGCACCTTCGATATCATAACCTTTTGATAACATGTAACCAACAATAACCCAAATCATATCAAAGCAAGCATCTAATGTTTCAACATTATCTTTTTCGTTTCTTGCTTTGATGAACTCATTGTATTCTTCATTGATTAAACGATGATATAGTTGTGCCTGTTCTTCATTATCAAAACTTGTTGTTTGGCCTGATGCCAACATAAACATTGTAACATCTGTAAAAACTTTTGTCATCATACAACTCCACCATTTTTATTTTTTTCAGATTGATATGTTCGTTGTCTTAATTCAGAAGAACTGAATCGGTGATTACGAGAGTTGTACCAAATTTTGATACCACGGTCTTCACAGATTTGTTTACCTGTAAAATCTTTATCTTTGTATTCTTCACCAATGATGCGAACACTAAGAGGTAAGAACATCAACATATCTTCAAGGTCTTTTTCGGTATTGTAAACAATGATTTGGTCTACAAATTTAACCGCAGAGAGTTGGACATATCGCTCAACAATAGACTGTACTGGTTTATTTTTAACACCTGGTCTATCAATGGTTGGGTCACTTTGAACACCAACAATCAAATAGTCACATACTTGTTTACATTCAGCCAACATAAGAATATGTCCCGCATGAAGTAAATCAAAAGTTGAACAGGTAAAACCTACTGGTTTACCAATCATAGTATCTGGCATAACTAACATAATTAATCCTTAAATAAATCTGGATGTTTGGTAATATTTTTCAAATGTACTGCACCATCTACCATAGTTATAGTTAGTACATCACCTGGCTCCCAACCAAGGTCATTAATCATTTCATCCGAGAATTGTAATATCGCATCACCATTCTCACAAATCTCAACTACTTCTGCACTATATTTTTTCAACTGTCACTCCTGCTTTTTGTAGAAACGAGATGCCATTATCATCACGATAAGAGTTCCGATATAGAACACTGCTAATGCCACTTTGGTAGATAAGTTTGGCACAGTCCAAACATGGAGCATGGGTAATAAACATAGTAGCACCCATACCAGATTCGTTAGACTTAGCAAGTTTCGCAATCGCATTTGTTTCAGCATGTAATACCTCTGGTTTAGTTACTAAGTTTACACGGCCTACTGGCTGATGTAGTTCATCTTCACAGTTGTTATCCCAACCTGAAGGCATGCCATTGTAACCAATAGAAATAATCCTATCTTCTTTAACTACAATGGCACCAACATGAAGTCTTCTTGCGGTAGAACATTCAGCGAATGTCTCCGCAGTTTTCATGTATGCATCAAGCAGTTTCGGTTTCATTACCACGTTTCTTTTTCTTTTCAAACACTTGTGACCCAAAAAGTTGAGCCTCAATCATTGAATTTTTATAAGCATTACGAGCAACAGGGTCAACAAAGGTTGCCATTGTTCGTTTCGTTTGTTTAGAAATGCGGAAGTTTTTATCTCTTTTTAACATGATTTAATTATACACCAAAATAATAAAGTTGTGAGGCAAAAATGGGGTCATTGCGACCCCATCTGTTACGCAGCTTCGTTCAGAAGTTGCGGTTTACTGAAGTTTAGTTCTTTGCTAAATTCAATCTTGCGTGGTTTCTTGTGGTCAGGAATTACATTCTCTAAACCGATTTTAAGAATACCATCTTTGAATTGGGCACCACGAACCTCAATCGTTTCACTCAGTCTAATTGACTTGGTAAAAGAACGAGTAGCAATGCCACGATACAAATAGTCCACTTCAGTTTGGTCTTTCTTTTCACCCTTAACGATTAAAGTACCGTCTTGGATTTCAACATCGACCTCATCTTGTCCAAAACCTGCAACAGCCATTTCAACGACATACTTGTTGTCATCTACTTTGATAATGTTGTGAGGTGGGAAAGATGTGTTTCTTTGTGGCGCAGTACCTTCAACAAGTCTTTCGAGTTCATTGAAAAGGTTATCAAAGCCAACAAATTGTGGATATAATGTTGTAAAGCGTGTCATAGTTTTCTCCTATTAAGCGAGTTAATGAAATGTGACCCCGAAGGCATCACGCATTTATTTAGTCAAAACCTCATATGAATCAAGGTTGACCAAATAAATTCTTGCAGGCAATTCTTGTTTGTATACTTGTACAAATGTATAAGAATTATCCTTAATCACCTTTGTGATATCACGGCAGTAGACAACCTCTCCCGTGTATCGGTTTTTTAATCTTGTAATCTGCTGTTTCATAACGAATTCTCATCATCAGTCCTGTGATTTTTTACCAATATTATATTTTGTAATGAGTTCCCAATCATCCTTCTCCTTGAAAGATATAATCTTCACTTGATGTAGTGGTGCGATATTATCTTCCATTAATTTAGGATTCAGAATCTTAACGAGACCCCATTCTTCCAATAAATTAGCAATTGCATTACGTCTTTGAATATCATTCTCTGAAATATTTGATGGTTTCCCATCAAGTGCGAATAGTTCTTTAAAGTGTACGATGTAATATTTACCTTGTTTGTGTAAAATATGACAAGACTGGTACAGAACTTTTTCTTTGCGTGACGAGACTCCGATTCGTGTTAAAGTTTCACGAACCTTCAAAAAATCATCTTGTTCATTGAGTTTGACTTCAATGAATTTGGCCAAATCAACCATATCATTTCCTTAATCCACCTGTATCGGTTTGTTCTTTTAGTTTTTGGATTTGTTCATTACTAAGGAGGCGCATGGCATCACGAGCTTTTTGGTCAGATAGTCCGAATACTTGCTTGATACATTCTAAATTATCACTTTTTTCAGCCTTAACCCACTTAGCAAAAGGTCTTTTCTGTGACCTTATGGTATTTAGAAAAAAATCATATTGCAGTTTTTTATCAGCCAGATGCCTACGATTCATTTCGTTTGCATACATGATACAGTCTTTGTGGTAGGAAAGTGTGCGATTAACCAAGAATGGTTGATAGTCCTTTTCTGTTAGTTCGTCAACAATCAGATTCTTCTTGTTTTGAAGAACCGAGTTAACATAGTCAAATGGGTTACTCATGTCAGCATCCTAAACAAACCGATTGTATCAATTGTGGTTAAGAGTACATAATTGGCAAGCATGCCAAATGACTTCCTAGTAAAAGCAGCCCAAGCATACAAGGCGCAACCACTAATCCACACAGGATACAAATAAAGAAGAGGTGGATTTGGGACGGTGAGTGCCATGGTAACTGAGCAGCCAATACTAATAGCCCAAGCCAAGAGCTCAACAATAAACCTAAAGCGATTACTGTTCCAATCATTACGAATCCATTCTAAAGTAGGTCTAAACAATTCAATCATAGAAACTCACATTCGACCATTAGTTCGGTCAGACATGCGACAAGGTTGATTTCAGTATCAGCAACAAATGCGTTCTTGTATTGATAGTCAGCAATAATCACCACTGCTTGTGGGATTGATTGTGGTTTCATTACATCATACAATGCATCATACAACTGACGGAACATTGTGTTAGTATCCAAATCAGTAGATGCAACCCACTTACGAATTGCTGTGAAGTCTTTGTCTTTGATATGCTTAGTAATCTCTGTTAGTTGGACATTACCAATCTGTGCAAGAACACCAGTATCAATCTTACCAAACTGTGAGTATCGTTGCAACTCATTCAGAATACGGCGATTGTCTGGAAAGTGTTTCTTAATTAATTCTGCAATTACCTTGTCATCATAGTCAACTTTTTCACTTTGCAAAATTGACTGGACTCTCTTAAAGAACCCACCAGCCATCTGTGCCTTCTCATTGTTCTTTAGTGTGAAGTCAATCACAGCACAGCGAGAGTGCAATGGTTCAATGATACGAGTTTTGTAATTACAAGTAAAGATGAATGAACAGTTAACTGCAAATTCTTCAATTGCATTACGCAATGCTGGTTGTGTTGAGTTTGGATTTAGATAATCTGCCTCATCAATGATGATGACCTTACGACCACCAGACAATGACATAGATGAAGCATAGTTTTTAATCTTGGTACGAAATGTATCAATACCAGATTCGTCTGAACCGTTAATGACCATGAAGTCACATCCGATTTCGTTACACATAGCCTTGGCGACTGTTGTCTTACCAACGCCAGCACCACCACTCAACAATAGATTAGGAATATTATGTTGATTCACATACTCCTGAAAAGGTTGTTTCAGCCGTTCAGGCAGAATACAATCTTCAATTGTTTGAGGGCGATACTTCTCCGTCCATAATAAATGTTCCATACACCACTTTCATAATAAAATAATTCACATTAAGATTCAATAGCAACTCTGTGCCATTCATCTCCAATTTTCATCCACAAACGATTATCTTTACCAACAGTCATAGAAACACGGTGAGTAACTTGTTCATTCCAACCATTGACATACAATGTATGTTGACCCATAGTTGGTTCTGGTGCTTTAGGTTTCTCACCATATGCACCTGTAAATTGAATAGTTGTTGCATTACTAGGTGGTGCGAGATGGCTAATGTCCTTATGTTCATTAGCCATTTCTTTCACCTGCCTGTAAGAAGCAACACCTACAGCAAAGGCACCAATAATGCCTGCACCTTTTATAAAGTTACGCCGCTGATTCATTGTGAAGTTCCTCAATGCGTCTTTCTAAGACACCAATTGCAGTATTGAAATGACCAGTACCTTCTGTTTCTGGTTTGTAATATCTACGAAGCACTTCAACTTCAGTTTCCAAAACCGCAATGTATTCTTCCTTTGTTACATTTGGAAAAACAGATTGCTTCTGTTCGATTTGAACAATCGGTTCTTCACTAGGGAAAACATCAGAGTACTTCATAATCAAGCCTTTTCAAATTTAGAACCAGACTCGGTTGTAATCCAGTATTGAAGTGGTGTAGTCTTGTGTTGGAAGTGTGAAACACCTTTAGAAGAAATCTTCACATCATATGCACCAGGAAGAATCTTGGTCAAGTTTTCTGTTTTGAAAACCATACGATACTTACTGCCATTACCATCAACCAATTCAAGTGAGTCGGTATGTGCAGAATCATTTTGCAAGTCTAAGGTTACGATTGAAACTTTCTTACCATCAGATTCGATTGCAATTTGTGGTGAAGAAAGAACAGAAGCAGCACGAAGTACCCAATCAAAGTCTTCAGCAGTTAAGCTGAAACCAATCTCAGGGTCAGGCATTGCAATTGCTTTTTCTGGTGGTGTAACAATCATAGTTGGTTCGCAGAAGCGATACTTGATTTTAGAACGACCTTTGTTGCCACAGATAACAACATGTTTCTCATCAAACTCAAATGATGGGTCATCTTTGTGTAGAGATACGACCGACAGAAAGTTGTTCAGGTCATAGACACCAAACTCTGCGGGGATATCTTCTTTGATTGTAACTTCAGCAAGAATGTTCTTATGTGAAGAAACTGTTTTAAGTGTTTTGCCTTTTTTGAACATGATGCCTTGATTGATAGCACCGAAGTTCTTTAAGACGGAGATTGTTTCAGTTGATAATTTCATAATATAACTCCAAAAAAAATTTATGTATCCAAAGAATACATTGTATCATGTTCATATAGAAACATGAGGCAACACATAGCGTGTGCTAAGTGATGTTTACCGGATTCAGGGTCGAGAATTTCACCCTTCTTCCATGCCCAAAGATGCCGTTGAAGTGCATCATAGTACCTGCGTTTAGAATCAGGTACTCTTTTCCAATTATCTCTTTCATACTTCTGAGCACCAAATGTCAGTACATCAACAGTAGCTTCAAGTGCAAGAGGTGGCAACAAACCATATTCTAGTTTGTCACCATCAAATTTACGACCACCTGTTGTTGCAGTTTGTGAAGCTTTAACAACATCATCGCTCATTATAATTTTCCTGTATACTGAGCAACAGCAGGCATATTACCAGTAAAGGCGTAAGTACCAATGTGTTGCGTTTTCATCCAAGGACATAAGAAAATCTGTCCACCCATTTTGCGCCACATTTGACAGAACATATAATCTTCTGACAGATAGCGGTCTGAACCACCACCAACAATAGATTCTTTGGTGTCAATAACTGTATCAAAGAAAGCATGAATGTAACGTGAACCATCAAAGTTGGCTTGACCAACATGGTCTGGTTTGTAACGAATAGAAGGATATTCTTCTTTCATTTTATCAAACACATTACGTTTTACCATCATGTAACCTGTACCAATTTCCATAACCTCAAGAGGTTCTGTTACTTGAAATTGTTGTGTGCCTTTAACTACGTTGAAGACATATTCACCAACAAGTGATTCAAGTTCTCTTGGTTCCATATCAGGATGTTTACGAGCTGCGGATGCAATGTTACCCCAATTCATTGATTTCTTAGGATAAGGACCACCGATAACATCTTTATCAAGTGCTAACAAAGCAATTACGTCTTGTGCATTGAAGTGAATGTCGCTGTCGATGAACAGCAAGTGTGTGTAGTCTGTGCGTAGGAATTCGTCAACAAGATAGTTGCGAGCCCTTGTAATCAATGATTCGTTGAATAGGAAAGAAAACTTAATTTCAATACCATAACGGTGCATTGTTGTTTGTAAGTCTAAACAGGACTTCATGTAGAGTCCATGGTTCATACCGCCATACATTGGAGTGGCAACAAATAATTTATGTTGCTTTAATTCTTCTAGTTTAACTTGTATTTCCATAATGTATCCATAAAATAAAAAAAGAGGAGAGGATACTTTATATATCCTGTCCTCTTATGTTTTGCTAAGAAATCTTAGGCAAAAGCACGTTCACCTTGTGAACGAAGTGCAGCAATACCTGCAGCGACCATGCGCTTAGTTGGTGTACCCAAACGGTAGAAAGCAACTTTCTCTCCGCTTGTATTGTAACGGGTGTTCAAGTAGATTGCATGACCTTCATTACGCAACTCATTGATAGTTGCGGATGGATTTGCAACACCGAAAACTGACTGCATTTTGTTTGCTGTCAATGTGTTGTAAGAACCTTCTTTAGAAAGGTAAGCAAGAACTTTAGATTTTGTAGACATAATATCTCCATGATAAAAACGAATCGCAAGAAAAGAATATCTGAGAGGCGACTCAATCTCTCAAATGATGTACAAGTATAACACCCTTTTGACAGGGTGTCAAGCGTTTATGCGGCAATTAACTCTTCCGCAATTCTATTGCCTTTAGATTGATTGTATTTGCGGCAAACCAATTCAAGGTTTTCTAAGATAGTCTTGCCGCCTTTGCAATATGGTATCACATGGTCAGCAGCCCATAAATCGTGGTTGTTAATTTCATCCTCAGGAATGATTTTGTTTGTTCGTGGGCAAACACCACCTTGTTTCACCCATGCTTGATATCGTTGCACAGGTGTAAACAACCTTTCGGGGTCAATATCAGTAACGATACCTTTTGGAATCATTGCGAAATCTTCCAAGATGGTATCTAAACGAGCAGGCAAAAAGTTTGATGAAGCGGCAGAACCAGTTGCATTGTAACTCAACTCAGTACCATTTTTCAAGGTAACAATTTTGCGGTCAATATTAGCGACACGTTTGTTTTCTGTTGCCATGAACCACTTGACAAAATCTTTATCATTCAAAATTTTGACCTTCAGTTTGTTCATGTAACAAACCAACATGAACAAATTGGTAAGTGTAGATGGGTCTTTGAAACCTTTATCTGCATGTTTTTCAATCAAGGTCAAAGTATCAGAAATGTTTTTCTGACCACCTTTTTTTGTGATGTGTGACCATACTGTAGAATTATCTTCATATGCTTCAAACTTATCCTTCTTGGAAATACCGTGAGCAGGACCATAAGTAGAACATACTGCTAAGTTAACAATCTGTTCATCAATCTTCAAACGAAGATTACCATTACGGAAAATATGTTTAAATGCACCTGCATATTTTTCGGATGTTTGACGAACATATTCAGCAAAAGGAACAAGAATCGCATTGCGGTGTTCTTGGTCGTTCAATGTGTATCCATCATTGATATTAATAAACAAACGGGATAAATCTTCCCGTGTTGCGGTAATGTATTCGCAAATTGTAATCACTACATTAGCACGAATGTGGTCTTTCAATGCCTTAGGGTGTGTCTTGAATGTATTGTTGTTGTTAGTAATTATAACAGGCAAATCGGGCAAATCGTATTGACCATTCTGAATGGCAACTTCACCATTCAAGTATTTGTAAATTGTTTGTGTACGGTTATTACCATCAATAGCAATTTTATCAAATCCCATTTGCAAGAAATTATTGAAATATTCATAGTCAAGCGAATCTTCAAGTGTCTGTTTCAGACATTCTTCAATATTAGCAACAATGATTTTAGAAGGTGCTTGACCTGTAATCAATGATGTAATATACCTAGACTCTTGGTTTTTATCCCAGCAAGCACTACGATTAAAAGATTTATCAAGGACAGTTTTATTGCGGAAGGCCGCAATTTTGTCACTTATCAAATTGTATTGGCGGTCAATACCAAGGGTTACTTTACTTACTTTCATCACATTTTCCTTATATAACAAGGGTTTTAAAAAAATGCTCTCATATCAAATTAAGAGCACGGACAAATAGGACTGAGAACCGGTCCTAAATTTTAGAAAGGAATATCATTCTCATCAATTTGAGGTTCTTCTGCTGCCATTGTAGCGGCAAGAATCACTTCTGTATTGGCACCTGCATCAACTTTGGTGTACAGGTCAAGGAATGATGCCTTTGTATCATCATCAAAGCGATTCAAACAAAGACCAATTGCCTTCATTTTATCACCAAAGATGCCATATGTTTCTACGATATGCACCAAACGGCGAGTAGAAATCACTTCATCACAACCGCCATCAGCGAATGTTTTACGAATAACATCAGCCCATGTAACAAGTTTCTCAGCAAAATCATCATCAGCACGACCAACAGAGGTCAATTCTTTTTCGATAATCTTACGCTCTGTTTTAATAGGAGGGAATTCTTGTTCCATTGTTGTACGGAATCGTTCCAAGAAAGCTTCGTTCAATACATTGGTGAACATATAACGACCATCATCAGAACCTTTACCTTTTGTATTTGCAGTAGCAAACACGGTAAAACCTGCAGCAGGTACAATCATTTCACCTTTCTTTTTCAACATGAAAGGTTTGCCTTCAAGCACACGCTGTAATGAGGAAAGATTCTGAGCACCATAATCAATTTCATCAATACACAAAACGGCACCTTGGCGAGCAGCAGTAGTCACAGGACCATCACGCCATTCCATATTACCATTAATCAGAACAAAGTTACCGAGCAAATCACTTTCATCGGTTTCAGGTGTCATTGATACGCAAACAAATTTGCGTTTTGATTTGGCACAAGCCTGTTCAATAGACATTGTTTTACCATTACCAGAATGACCAGTAATGAAAACAGGGAAGAAGCGTTGTGAATTCACAATAGAAAGCACATCTTCAAAGTTGCCAAATGGCACATAATTTTTATATGATTTAGGAACCAAATCAGTAGAGTCCAAATCTGTTTGAACATTCTGAATACGGTTCTCAGATTTTTCTACATGTTTAGTCATAGGTAAAACTTGAGCAGTCATTGCAATTGCGGGAACAGGAGTGGTTACTGCACCTGTTGGCACTTTGTAAACACCTCTACTAACTTTATTTTTTTCATCATTGGTGAACCAATAAGGATGAGCAATGTTTATTTTCTCACAAATTTCTGTGATTTCCGATTTAGTAACCTGACTTTTGCCAGTTAGTACTAAAGTATTAATAAACATTTCTTTTTTCTGAGCACGATTCATAACAAAAAACCTTTAAAATTCAATCTATGGATAGAGTATAACACAACTGGCCGATTTGTCAACCAGCGTGTTGCCCAAAAACAACAGTTCAAACTGCCATTCCTTGAATGAATTGGGAAACTAGTACCCGATTCACTTGCTTCTTTTTCGCCATTTTCATAAATGCCGTTTTCAGTTTGTGTGATGTTACTTTGCCATCAATTTCAATTTGTTCTTCCTCTGTTTCCAAATCAGCACCACCAGCAATCAGGTAGAATGAATTGTAACCAGCAGTATTTGTAATTAAGAATTTTTCTTGTTTGAATTTTTTAATCAATTCTTTTTCTTTATCATATGCACCAACCGTATTGTTTCTACGCATATCTTCAATTGTAGAGCCATCATCAAAGTGGTAACGATTACGAATGGCATTTTTTGCATGATAATTTCTTGAAGCAAGAATGAAGAAACCAAACACTTTGGATTTTCCTACAACACGAATCCATTCTAATGCAGACCTCAACAATTCTTCATTGGTGAAATATGAATAATTTTTCTTGTTATCCATTTTCATTGCATACTCAAATTTGTTTTTACGGTCACGCACAACAACATTGTATGTACGAACATCAAAACTATAACTGTGGATGCGTTTTACAATTTCACTATCAGAATTTTTATATTCATTTTCAACATTATTGTATGCGCTATTATCTGCATCACCATCATGCACAATCACCAAACTGGTCAAGTCAAGGTTATTGGTTTGACGGAAGTTTTCCATGATTGAACCAACTGCAAAGATAGCCTGAACCAAAGGTGTGTTGGAAAGATTCTCACTTAGAGGACGACCAACACGGTTGCGAGAATAACCTCTACCGATAGTGTAACTCTGTTTCAACAAAATCATGTTTCGCAAACTTTTTGTAAACTCAACATTGGACATTTTTGAATTCAAGTACTCACGCAATTGAACATTAGAAAAACCTAATTCACCAACTTTGTTAGAGAATGAACGATTACTATTATCGTATTCATTATATCTTTCGATATTGCGGTCAATCTTAAATGTATCGACACAATCAGTAAAACCAAACACACGGAAAGGAATATTCACTTTGCGGCAGAACATGGTAAGAACCAAAATTTGTTCAATTGAACCAGACATATTTTCTGACATAGAACCAGAACAATCAAGCAACAGCACAAGACCATGAGACTTGCCTTTTGGTGTCAACATTACTTTGCGGAAAATGTTGTCATCAAACTTATAACCTGCAAGTTTGTTAATGTCAATATCACCAGTATCGGACAGTTTAGATTTACTGAACGCCTTAGCAGCCTTACGCATTTCAAATTCTTTTGCAAGCAGACCAATATAACGGTCATTCTTGTTTTTGAAATCATTCACCAATTTTTGAGCATAGGCATTATCAAATGCGCCATCAGTAATTTGGTTGGCATAGTATTCACTCAACAATTCTTGAACACGCTTAGTTGATGTAAATACATTCTTAGCATTTATAGTAGGCACATCCACATAAAGGTATGGTTTGCATTTTGCATCAAGCAATGAATTTTCATTCTTGCGGTACGAATCATCTGTTTTACATTCAGGTGAAAACTGGTCACGCTGTGATTCTACCGATTTTTTGAAACGGTCTAATTCACTTGTTGGTTCAGTTTCATCTTCTGATTCTTCACCATCTTCGGTACTTTCAGTAGAAGATTTAGATTCATCTTTTTGTTGTTCTGATTCTTCATCAGATTTTTTAGATTGGTCACTTTGTTGTGGCTGACCATCTTCATCTTCTTCCGTATCATAATCATAATCAGAATCAGATTCATCATAGTCACCATCAGAATCATCACCGAACATTTCAAAGTCACGCATTTGGTTTTCCATTTGCATGTCAAACTGTTCATCTTTAGAATAATCAAAAATTTCACCAGTCAAGGCAAGCACTTCTTCCCATGTTTCAAGGTTTTGCACCTTAGTAACATAGACCATTTCTTCCGTGGTGAATTTAATATAATCAGCAGTGTATTGTGATTTTGTGTAAAGATTCAATCGCTCAATGAATGGCAATTTGTTTACATTTTTATATTGAATACCGAAAAAATCACGGTCAAGTAATTCCTGAAAACCTTTTCTAAAGGAACTTTTCAGACCTGGAAATTTACGGGTTACTTTTTTCTCAATGCGAGCATCTTCAACAACATTAAGGAATGATTTGAAGTTTTTATCTTTTGTTTTGTCGAGAGCGGCATCATGCCAACCATCCGCAGGTGTATACAATGCATGGCCAACTTCATGTCCGCCTAAATGGTCGTACATAAAACCAGTCATATCTTGCCAGATTGGCAAATACAATACACGATTCACGGGGTCAAATTTAGCGGTGTGAATTTTTTGGTGTTCAACCGTAAGATTTTCGCTTGCCATTAGTTTGGTCAAGAGACTTTTTTGTTCAACTGTAAAACTCATTCGTTTTCCTATTTCGATGTATAGGTGTATTATAACAGAACCGGACAAGAAGTCAAGCTGTTCGTTGCGTAAAAGCAACAGTAATACTTTGGTTTTAAGAATGGAGCGGATATCAGGAGTTAAACCTGACTGCCTATGGGGATAGGTTGTCTCGGACTCTCCGCATTAAGTTGATATTATAACAAGTATTTAGTTACTTGTCAAGCATTTTTGAGGCAATAGTGATTTATCTACCGATTTGACCAAGGTACTTTGCCTTAGTTTCTTCCCAATTCATATAGATTAAATCATCAAGGAACAATGTATCATAGGAAACTTTGTCTTTCTTCTTTAGAAAGCCAATACGACCACGAGCATGTTTCTCTTTCCAAATTTTTACAAGTGCTTCATAACTAGAGTCAAACTTTTTAACAAGTTGATTCTCTTTAATCTCACCACGCAAAAACTCATTCGTATTAGTATATAGTTCACTAAAGTAAATGCCACGAGCATGGTCTGAACGAATCAATTCTTTTGGTATCTTCATCTGTGCATATACAAATTGAAGTGAACGATTCTTATGGTCACGCTTGTATGGTTGACCTGTTGACTTGGTTGCAATGTACCATTCAAAATATTTTCTTGTATGTTTAACTTTCAACCAATCACGAATCAAATAGATTGTTTCTTTCTCTGGTTCATATGATACAGAACCTGAGGTGAAACCCATTTTATCCCAGTAATCTAAACCATCATACTGAGATAGACCGCCAGCCTTTGTGTTACCATATAGTGATGTTGTTGTAACACCAACCATGATATCACCATATTGTTGTTTCCATAATCTCTGTACTTCATCAGACAAACATAGCAATGACAACAACTTGCCGCCAACATAATTATAACCAAGTGGTTGTGTTGGCACGATTGATGAACCGATACCAGTGTGATTAATCATACCGCCTTGTGTCTTCAATGTTCTATCCCAACCGATGTGTTTGTCACGGGGTGTTAAGTCAAGGAAGTCGGATGAAATTGTAACGACACCAAGATACTTACTTGTCTTATTGTCTTTTACAATGAAGTGAAGATTTCGACCAATGTTACTGTTATTACGACCATTGGTAATGAAACTCTTTAATGCATTACAACGAACAGGCAAGTCCATGTTGCGTTCAATGTTATACGAAACAACAGAACCATCAACACCTTTCTTAGTGCCTTTACCTGAATCATCAGTATATTCAAGTACTGGTTCCAAGTCCATGTAGTCTTCTACACTTTCGGGTATCCAAATGTTACTCTTTGCTTCTGCAATATATCTTGCCTGCACAGGGTCAGCCAAGAATGTTTCTTCTTCACCGAAAAGTGTGTTAACAGTTTCAGTAGGAAACTTAGACTTGATTTCATGCCATTTTTGGTAGAGTGTATATTCTTTAACATCCATTGCGGAAACATATGTCAATTCTTTAATCATACGTTCACGCAAAAGATTTTCGTCAATCACAGGCATCTTATCTTCAGGATTCTCCTCAAGAAACTTAGCCCATTGCACCTCTACATCATCAACTTTTTTCATTATTTTCTTCTTACAATTTTCTTAATCAATTTTGCTTGCTTACGAGTTGCCTGTAAGATAGATGCTGCACCAACATAACTGGTAAACTTAACACCATTCAAATGGTCGAGTTCGTGTAGAAAACATCTTGCAGTAAGACCATCAAGTTTTACTTGCTTCGTTTCACCATTCTCATCTGTGAATTCAACTTCAACCCACTTTGGTCGTGGGAAGTTAATAAAGAAAGCAGGGAACGAAAGACAACCTTCGGTATCTTTTACAAGTTCTTCTGATACAGAAATTACTTTTGGGTTGATACATGCCATTTGAAATTGGTCTGTACCAATAACAAACACACGTTCTCTTACTGCACATTGATTGGCTGATAAACCCAATCCACTATAAAGTTTCATAGTCATCTTCATGCGTTTGACCAATTCAGTCATACTTGCATTAGGTAATGTACCAGTAAATTCAGGCATAACTTCTGATAACATCGGAAGTTTATCATCAAACACCTGTAAGGGTTCGACCTGTGGTTCAGGTTGTTTTACACCTGCCGCAACTGCGGTATCAATTGTTAAAATATCACTCATCTTTGTTTACCCAATCTTCTGAATATACTTCTGCATCTTCTTCTGTTTCAAATCTGGCCGTGTAGTATACACCAGTTGCACTCTTTACTGTGGCAAAGTATCCATCTTTATCCCTGTATACTGTTGCCATTCTATTGTTATTGTCGCCGTAATAATTACTCAACTCTCTCATTTCATTATCCTACTAAAGTTATTTACCTTTTCAAAACGAATCACATTAGCAAACTTATCAACAAGAATATCACCTTTGTGTGAGATAACAAACAGATTCACACCTTCAAGCATATGGAGAATCTTCATTAGTTCTTCTGTGCCATTTGTATCAAGGCTTGAATCAAACACTTCATCAAGTATCAACAAATTGGTATTAGATGAATTCTTTAACTTGGCAACAGCACGCCATGTTAACATCAATGCCATATCAATTCGTTGTTTTTCACCTTCACTAAAATTGTTGTAGGTGAAATCATCACGATGCCTTGACTTGATTGTTTCTTTGAATGATTCATCAAGGTTGAAGTTCACAAAGAAATCTAATGATGCAAGATACTTGTTCACCAACTTATTGATGATTGGCAAATACTGTTTGATAATTTTTGTTTTGATACCAGTATCTTTCAACAGACCAGAGGCAACTTCATAGTATGCCTTCTCATCAATAAGAGTTCTTAAATTACTCTTTAACTCAGTTAATGTATCATTTAATGTCTTTAATTCCAGTTCTTCTTTCTCTGTAGATGCCTTGTTTGTTTTTAGTTCTTCAACAGATTTTTCTAATCGTGCAATATATTTGTTTGTCTCAACAATAGAAGTGTTCTTGGTTGCAATCTCAATCTGTAATGCCTGAATTCGTTTTTGAATTTCAGTTATCTCATTCAGTTTAGTTTGCTCTGCCAATAACTTAACTTCTAATTGTGTTAGGCCGTGTTCACATTCTTGAGCCTTGGTCTGCAAGGTTTGTAACTCCGTTTCCTTAAACTCGGAGGCAATGGCCTGCCTACACGTTGGACAATCATCATTGTGCTCGAAGAAACTAATATCCTTTCGAAATTTGGATATGTTGCTTTCAATCTGAGATTCAATTTTTGTAAGTTGTTTGACCTTATTCTCAACCAAAGTTTTTTCTGCCACCATGTTTTGATGCGTTTCGACTTGTGAGGAGAGGTTAGCAATTTCTCCATGTAAGGTTTGTATGGTACTCGTATTGATTCGTATCTCACTAACATATTCAGTCACCTTGTCTTCATTGTTTTGTTTCAAACCTTTGATATGTTTATCTTGTAAATCATATCGTTGTTGTGTCAATTCAATTTCAGATTTCTTTTGAATCACCACATCTTTATTATTAGACAACCTATCTTTCAACAAACCATTCATGGTCGAAAAGATTTGAATGTCTAACAAGTCTTCAATGATTGCTCTTCTATCGGAAGATGATAGTTGCATAAAAGGAACAAATGATGCGGAACCAAGAATTACAATTTGTGTAAATGATTTGTAATTCAGTTTCAGAATAAACTTCTCAAGGTATTCTTGGTAGTCTCTTGCAGCTGCATCTTGATTCAATAACTCACCATCACAATAGATTTCAAACTTGTTAGGTTTGATACCACGAATAATCTTGTATGCTTTGTTATTGGTTGTAAATTCGACTTCAACAATACAGTCTTTACTGTTGATTGAATTTAATAGATTTGGCTTGTTGACATTACGAAAGGCCTTACCGAACAAACCAAAACACAATGCATCAAGCATTGTTGATTTGCCAGAACCATTCTCACCAACAACAAGTGTGTTGGTGTTAGTGTCTAATTTTATTTCAGTAAAGTAATTGCCAGTTGAAAGTAAGTTCTTCCAACGCACATAACGAAAAGTTATCATTCAGTAGTTTCTGTATTCAATGCCTCAATGTAGAGTTCTCTCATCAGAGATTTTAGTTTATCACTCTCAACATTCAAAGTCAAATTATCAATATATTTTCCAAGTATTGTCATTGTGTCTTCTGCTTGGTCAATAAGTTCTTGGTCATTTTCAATAACGATATCTGTAAAGTCTTCAACGATTGATATGTCTGACACACCGGCCTTGTACAAGTTATCAACCACAGTATCAAACAAGTAAGGGTTTTGTTTGTTAACAACAATCACCTTTACATATGTTTCTTTCAATGCATTATAATCAAATGACTTCCAAAATTCAAAGTCAGTTACCGCATCATCATAAGATAACTTATGGAACATGCGGTATGGATTCTGTATGAATTCTAATTCACGGGTATCTGTATCAAAGGTATGAAAACCTCTTGGGTCATTATAGTCAGCCCAAGTCATCTCGCCTGGTGTGCCAACATAATAGATATGACCATCATTTGATTTATGATGGAAATGTCCTGTCAATACGATATCATACTTGTTTAATGGTTGTTTGTCAATACCACCGTGGCAAACATTGCCTCGGTCCATCTCAAACCCATCAATCTCAAAATGCCCAAAACAAATTTGATTTGTACTTGCCTTTATCTTTGCAAAGATTTCATCTTGGTTGTCTGTACAAAGCCAAGGCACAATATCAATTTCAACACCATCAAATGTTACTGTATCGAATTCATCATAGATTGTGATGTTATCATATTCTTGTAACAACAAACTGGTTGAGTTCACCTCAAGTGTATTCTTAAACGCCACATCGTGATTACCTAGTAATGTGTGAAGTGAAATATTGTTGTCTCTGAGTTTATCAAAGAAGTATTTACGGCACAGGTACAATGAGTTGAAGTTGATAAACTTCCTGCGGTCAAACAAATCACCAAGCTGAAAAACCGTATCAATCTTATTTTCGATTAGATACGGAAAGAATACTTCATCATAGAATTTTTTATAGTAACGGTGAAACTCCAACGAATCACCACGCATACCGAAATGCGTATCACCTAGAATACAAATTTTCATGCTATCTGTCTTTTGAAACCTTCAATTTCATCTTTAAGTGCCAACTTTTCTTTCTTCAACACCTTAATGATGTGTTCATTACCATGACTCTCAAATGCCTTAGTTATTCGGGTATCAAGTTCATCGTGTTTATCTTGCAAGTGGGAAATATGATGTTCGATTTTTTCTTTATTCATTTGCACTCCTTGTAATAGAATAACACAACTTTAGATGTTTGTCAATGGTTCTTCAGGCAATTCTTCAATAAATTTTTCTAGGCCTTTTGACTTGCCTTCTTTTTTCTTCTTCTTGCCTTCTTCAAAATTTTGAATGAATTCGGAAATGTTCTCATACAATTCAAACTGTTTCATGTTGCCTTCAGAGTCTTCATACATTTCAAACTCATCAAGTATACCAAATTGTTCTGTTGCCTTGTATTTGACATAGAGTTGTTTCTTCTCTTTCATAATACGGCGTAGAAAGGCAAAGTAAATGATTTGGGTGAAGTATGCAAATGGGTTCTTTGATTTGTCAGGGTCAAAGTTACGGAAATACATTAGGCAGTTTTCAATGCCGTCTGATATCATTTCATCTCGGAAAGAATAAGAAAAGAAGTTAGGTTTGCGAGACAGGTGCTCTGCAATCTTTAGGAAACATTCTCCAATATAATTTGGAATCTGTGGGTCCTGTTTACCTTCTTCTTTGGCAATCACACAATTCTTCTTGTACTCTATAAGAGCCTCTAGAAAGTCTGCGTTGTTCACATAATGTTTTGGTTTCTTATCACTCATATTTGCCTTCTTCTGCTGTTGACAAACGGCTTGACATGTCGTATACTGTCGGTGTTCCGTTTGAAATTAATAATTAATGTAACCTGTTACTTCTCTTACGATGAACCATCTCCATCGCTTCTTTCTTAGTCAGAGTTTCTTCGTTCTCTTCCTCGATACCAAACTCATCGTCATCCTCATCATCGTTCAATGCTTCTTTCAGGTTATTAACGAGAGTGTCATCTCTTAAATTCTTCAACTGTTCCGTATTAATCATATTACCGTAGTACTCAACAAGAGCATCTTTTGGGTCTATCATGGTAAGAATATCAGAAGAATAAATTGTAGCCATGTTATCTTTAATCAATTCAATTGGTAACCATGGTAACATAACCATCATTGTACCTTGAGAAGTTCTCTTAAAGATAAGATGCATCGGATTATTCAACATAACCATTTCTGATTCATCATCTTCTATGATACTTGCAATAATATCTTCTCCGCTTTGTAAACGGACTATCTTAACGCCTTGTATTAATTCATTCATTTTTGAGTTTGATATTGTAGAATTTGTAATTGAATTTTTCATCATCGTATATTTTAACACGTTCCACAAAATGATGCAAGGTGTAGTTGGTAAATTTGCCTATTCTGAAATCATCAGATATATCAAATAGAGTTGCCTCTTCTTTGTTGTCTCCCAATCTTAATCCTCTTCCTATGGATTGAAGATTACGAATTTTAGACTTTGAAGGAGAAGCAAAAATAATATTGTGTAAGTTGCGAATGTTAACGCCAGTAGAAAAGGTACCATAAGAAGCCACGATAATTGCGTCTTTTTCTTTTTCAGTAATTGCACGAACTGATTCCCGAACTTCAACATCGGTGCCACCAAAGACAAAGAATACATGCCTATTTTTTGCATGTTCTTTAATAAGTGCATGTAACTCCTTGCCGTGTTTTTCAACGAATTGAAACAACACAAGTGTATTACCCTTTAAAGAGAACACCAAGTTTTTGATGAACTCATTTCTTGGCTTGCTTTTAACTATGTATTCAAGTTCCGCATTATAGTCCCAATCTCTGGCTTGTTTGCATATTGCATCATCATATTTGAGAATCAAACACTTAATCTTAAATGCAGCAAGTTGTCCTTTTTCCATCAACTCTGCGGTAGATGTTGCTCTGTAAACAGGACCAAACAAACCTTCAAGTACAAGTTTATGTGTTTGTGTACCGTCAAGTGTACCTGTTGTGCCAATACGATATCTTGCATTAGTACAACCTGATAGAATAGTTGTCAACGATTTGGCCTTAAATTGATGTGCCTCATCACCAAGAACAAAATCGAATTGTTCAAAGTATTCTTTATCGTTTTTATAAATTGATTGCCATGTGGTAATAGTTAGAAACTTGTTTGTGTGTTTCTCTTTACCAGAGTATTGTCGATGGCAGTATTGGTCTGAATCATAACCATAGTCACCAAAGTCTTTATACATTTGTTCAACCAAAGAAGTTGTTGGTACAATCAACAAACCTCTTTTAGTGTTCAGTTGTAAATGTCTTAGTATCAGATAGATGATTAAAGACTTACCAGATGCAGTAGGAGACAGTAGGAGAATTCGTCTATTACGAACTGCATGTACGAATGACTTTAATTGATAGTCTCTTACTTCAAGTGGTATCTTTAATGTTGAGATGAATTGTTCTGCCTCAACAACAGAATAGTTTTCTGTGCAGTTAACATCGGCATCAATTTCTAATGTGTAATCACGTTCTTTACAGAATGTTTCAATGTAAGGAACAAGACCATGATAGATGGTAAAGTTTCTTAGGTCTGCAAGCCTAATCTTACCATCCCATACCCGTGACTTAAATGCAGGAGTAAATTGATAACCAGGAACATAAAAAGTAAAGTAGTCACTCAACTCTTGTGCGACATTACGTTCACACTCAAATTGAATATATGCTTCGTCTTTTTTATGAAGTATTAAATCAGACACCTTGAATGAATCTTTCCCATGCTATAAAATCTCTCAACTGAAATGTACGAGAATTCAATTCTTTCAATATGCTTTGGCATACATCCACAACCTCATCATGTACTATTTTCTGAGCAATGTACTTGTTGATATCTTCATCACTCTCCAAGTATGTAGTAATGTCGGATTTGAGTACAAATGGAAATGGTTCCCATCCGTGTTTCTCTAGTTGGTCTTTGTCTAACTTACCTGTGTAGTATTCCCACTTCAACTTCTTCATTTTGTTATACTTGAACTCAGCCTCTTTCGAAAGCAAACGATGCCTTGAAAGTATATTCAAATACTTACTGTGAAGTTGGGGTATGTTGATAAGTGCTTTGCCTGGTTCTGTTCTATCAATGACAGAATCGGCACGCCACATTTCCAATAAATCGTCAAGTTGTTTCATAATTAAAATCCTCCTATTTGCAGAGGATACACTACCAGAATTTAACTGTCAAGCCTGTTTAGAACAATTTTTCAATATCATAGTAACTGTACCTGAATGTTGCATCAGCACTCATTGTGGTATCAGGACTATCGGTTGCACTCAAAATGAATTGAGATACAGATGTTGGAAAACAATCGTAAAATTTAAACTTGTAATATGGTAAATTTGAAGATGACAATACTGTTAATGATGCATCAGAGTATTGTGGTTTAGGTTTACTCATACCACCTGCAATACGATTCAATTGACCTAAACTTCTATATTCAGAGAAATCGGAAGGGAATGTCATTGCACGAATCCAATCGTGCATTTCTTTCCATGCCTGTAATTCTTCATCAATCAAAAATGTAACATTCAATATATCATAGATGGCCTTTTCACC